AAGCAGTGGTATCAACGCAGAGTACTGTCATCGGAGCAATAGCAAGAGAAACTCCGTAAGGTCCGGTTCCTTGGGTTTGCACGGTAGAGTAAAACATATAAACGCTCCCGTTGGCCTCAACAAGAGCGGGATCGGCGATCTGACCCTGCGGGCTGCCTACTCCTTCAATTGCTGTGGTTCTTCGCAGAACAGGATTAAGGGGGGTGCGCGTCCAGTGTACCCAGTCAGAGGACTCGTACCTGTAGATATCGGTTGGCGCAGTGGAGCCGGAGGCTGGAGATGAATGCTCCCAAACCCAAATGTTTCCAGAGCCATCAATATAATTAGATGTGCCACCAGCCGCCATTCCACCAGGGCCGATAGCTGTTGTTATCACCGGATTGCTGCCCGATTTTGTCCACGGGCCAGTAATTGACGAGGCAGTGGCATACCCGGTCTGCCAGGGGGTGGTAGCTGATTGCCCTTGGTAAAGCATTCTGTATGTTGTACCGTCGTAAAACACTGTGCCGGTAGAAACCGCGAGGGAGTCCCAAGCTCCACCGCTACCCGTCGTAATCAAATTTGACGTGCTCAATGTGAAGGAAGTGCCCGTCGTTGAGGTCAACAAGTCGATGTGCGTATTGCTCCCTGCGATCAAAACACCAAAGAAATAGTAAGTTGATCCATAGTGGCGAATGCAGGTTCGTTCGTAAAGTGTTGCAGCCGGGGTACCTTGAACTGTCCAACTTCCGACTAAGCCCGTCAGGCTCTCCGCATAGCAAGTTCCTCCACATCCGTCGTACCATGCCTTAAAAACGTTTGTTGTGCTCGGCACGGCCAGAAGTTGCGCGTTGCTCTCGAACAACACTGATGGTTCTCCAGACGAAGCGAATAGTTGGCCCTGTTTCTGCCATATCGAAGTAGTGAGAACGCCTCCTGGTCCTTCTACCGCATTCCCCGCCGCGACGGTTCCCGGCACATTCAGATTGTTGCCAGTCGCATCCGTGGTCACATTACTCGGCCCGACCGTGGTTGACGACGCGCTGCCGTATGCGGGGAGGGCGTAATTGGAGCCGGGGGAGACGGTGCCGCCGCCGCCAGAGCCGCAGTCGGAGCCTGTGCCCGTTACAATTCCATTGTCATCCGTGTGTAAGCACTGATGCAGCCCAGAGCCAGCCGCCTGTTGAGGCAAGCTGATTTGGCTGTGATGGATGTCTACAATCTTGTTGCCAAAGCCGTCGTAGAGTCCATAGCCGTCGTTGTTATACCCGTTCGGCTTGATAACACCGCCCAACTCAGGTGTAATTGTGTTGCTCTGGTTCAGGAAGTCAATCTCACCGGGAATTCCAGTTGACGGGTTGAAGGTGATCGCTTCACCAAATTGGTTTTGAATCTGAGCCTGAATGTTCAGGTTCTGCACAGGCTGAGCGTTCACTGGGGCAGACGCGCCGATTTCGCTCCATGCCGTCCCGATTGGAGAACCGGCAGTGCCATAGGTAGATAGCCCTTGGAAATTCCACAAGGGCTGCAAGATTGGGCTTCCGCTCCAATACACCTTGTTGATGTTCGCCCAAGTGCCACCCGAGAACTCCATCGCGCCTTCCTGCACAGACTCTACACGGTATGGGTCCGAAACGAGCGTGGTGCATCCTTCGCAATCGAAGTTGAATACAGGCGACGGCCCGAGAGACCCGTAAAAGATCGGACGGTACAAATACTTGCCGTTAAGGTTGGTGAGGGGTGATCCTCCAGCGTTGCGGTTATCGCGGGCGAGATTAAGATACCCAAAACCCGTGATGCCTTTGTAGCACATGGCGTTCGCGCCCTGCGGCGTGCTAAAGCTCGGTCCTGTCTGACGCTGTGCAATGCCCATTGGGGTAGCGCAAGTCTCAGGCATATCCACGGCGTCTCCGGTAAAGTCGGAGTGCCACACAGCCTTGTCAAACCAGGTGTCCAGGTTGGCGTACACCGAGTTATATGCCGAAGGCTCGACTACCATGTTGTCAAAACCTTCAAAATCGTTGATCCCACCCGCGCCAGCCGGGAAGTCTGAGCGGTGGCTCCATGTTCCACCATTAACGTAGGGAGCGCCTGAGTCAAACTCCAGATTGCTAACTTTCAGTCCAAGATCGGTGGACGCGCTCAAGATACCGATACCTGTTGCAAAAACCATGTCGTGCTGGTTTCCCTTGTTGGCGTTGTTGGTTACCCACAGTCCGATAAATCCAGAGTCTATTTCCAGATTACCCACGTCCTCTCGGCTATACGGTCCTCCGAACATTGCTGATTGAGTTTGCAACACGCCTGGAGTAGGGGTATCAACAGTCACCCCATCCCACGTGCTAAAGACGGAGGCACCCTGTAGCGCTGACCCGGTCGGGGCGAACGTAGATGCTCCTGATACCAGAGCTACCTGAATCGGGATAGCCGGGGGGATAAGTGGGGATAGGTTGGTACACTGAGCATCAAACTTGGACGTGCCGGAATCCCAGCAAGCGAAGGGGCCAAAGACAATAGTTGGGGCAACAGAGCCGCATCCTGTCGGAGCGGTCGTCCACACGGCAGAGGAAATGCCGCCAGAGGAGTTCGATGAGGCTGTACCCACGCCGACGAAGTTGGTTCCAGCATAGCCGCCGACAGTGGAGCAAGTTGAGCCGCCAGCATTGAAAGCGTGAATCGCAAGGAAATTAGTTTGGGAAGTTGGGTGTCCGCCGCCAGCATTGGTGATGGTCGGGGTTCCGCAGGTGCCGCCAGTCAACGAGCAGGTTGCAGCTTCCCCGTCTCCGCCAGTCGGAATTACGTTTGGAGCTACTGTGCCGGTTAGACCAAAACCGGCATAGATGATCGTGACAGGGTTCTGCACGTGACCGCTGGAGTTGGTTGTAACTGTGGCAAACTCACCACCGCAAGGACCAGCGTAAATAGTTGGGCATCCAAGCCAGCTAGAAGCACTCTGTCCAAAATCCAGAATTTCTGTATTCGAGGCGGGGTAGTTTGTACCCCCGCCAGTTACGGTGCAAGCGTTAAGATGTCCGGATACAGTGGTACAAGAGACCGTCGCTCCAGAGCCACCTGCGTTAGTCTGATAATCGCCTGAGTCTTGAGCAAGACCACCATAGGCGTAGACAACATTTCCATTAGCGTCATGGTCATAGGTGGCAAGCATATAGTGGCCCGCCAGCCAAGCACAAGTTCCGCCGTTGCCCTGGACAACTGCTGTGTAACAAGCATGGGCAGCGGGGGTGTTATCCGTGCCCCAGATTCCGTACGCGGTGTCAGTCGTCTGGAACTGACGATCCACTGTAAAATGGGTGGCGTCAATAACCGACGCAATTTTGGCGGTGTTAGCGGTCGTGATGGAGTTCGCAACGAAAGGCAAGCCCCCCGTCCAAGCTCCTGAGTTTTTGTTAAATGAGATGTATTTGCCCACGTCGGCAGACGTGAAATTCCAAGAGTAACCGTCAAGTGAGCCTGTGACGTTAACAGCATATCCCCCGCTAGACCAGCCAAAGCTCATGTATCCAAAGGATGGCTGCAAGTCGGCGATACCACCGTAGCAAAGGATGTTGCTGTAGACCGATGCCGCCGCGCAGTTAAGCGTGGGTCCAAGCTGATTCCATTGATACGTGCCGGTAACGTTCGAACATTGGAATATTTCTGACGTATTGGACGTATAGAAAGTACCATTGTTTGCGATTGCCGAGCACGTCGCCGAGGGAGCGCCCACTCCGATTGTCCATTGCGGAACCCCGAGGTTTGTCGCCGCGCCATAGGCCGTGGTCGCACCTGTGCCGCCGTTTCCGATAGGGACTGTTCCCGCTATTACGGTGAGTTGAGGAGTGGTTGTGGGATTTGTGACCGTCGGAACCAACCACGGAGGCCAGTTTCCAGCCGGAGCGGAGAAAATTGTTACCCCTCCAGGGACAACACAATTCGCTACATACTGTCCTGTTGCTACATCATTCAAATTCGTCCCGCATCCCTGCGTGGTCGCTGTGATTCCATTCGGAAGAGCAAATGTCCCAGATATAATGGTTCCGTTTAGGAGATAGTATCCTATTTCACCAGCCAATCCTGAATTTACTGTTCCACTTCCATAGCCTCCGCTAATCCAACCTGTCACGGTCAGAGGAGTAGAATATGTAAGCGGGTAAATGCCTCCCGACTTCACAATGTCGTACCCTTGTCCTGTTGCCGCATAGAAAGTGATCTGCCCGTTTGCAGTTGTTCTATAAGGATTCGTTTGAAATGTATTCAAAGCATCCTTATAGATGGTGGCGTGAGTAAGTGTCCCAGTTAAAAATACCTCAACTGTACAGTATGGAATGATCCCCTGAAGTTTGTTCGTGCTATTCAGTCCCGAAGTTGTAGCCGAAGTTGCTCCCTGGTCGCAGAAACCAGAATACGCCGCAGTCTGAGCATGAACCGCAACAGGAAATAAAAGCGCGAGAAGGAACAGAATCTTTTTGATACTCCCCACGCCTAAAGGCAGGGGATTCCTAACGTTACGCATAAGCGTACCTCTCGTGGGCGTATCCCGCCCCGGTTTTGAGTGTATTAATCGCAGCATTTACATCTCGATCATGTGGAGTTCCACACTCCTTACACACCCAGTTCCTTACCGATAGTCCTATCCATCCTGTCGGTCCAGATAGGCTACCGCATTCAGAACAGGTCCTAGTGGAATTCTTGGAAGCAACCTCGATAAACTCCGTACCGCTTTTGGGCGACTTGTACGAAAGCATTGCTCGAAGCTGTGCGTGTCCTGAACTAGTCACGCTCTTCCCAAACTTACTCGATACTCCCTTGGTGCTATCCTTGCTCCACACTATCACTACGTTTTCAGAAACCAAACGATGCGATAACTTATGGTTTCTGTCTTTCCTTTGGTTAGCTATCCGCTCTTGAATACGAGATGTTAGTTTCTTGTTGTGTCCACGTTGCGCTTGACCTAACCGCTTTGCCGAAGATTCCAGTTCCCTTGGATGCTCAATTACTTCACCGTCAGACGTAGTGAGCAGATTCTTAAATCCGGGATCAATGCCAATCTCGCCGTAGCCTGTACGTTCAATAACCTTTTGCTCCGCATCTATGAACAGACACAGATACCAGCCACTTGCACGCTTAACAAGACGGCCACACTTAATCTTTCCTGCCGGTATATCTTGTTTGTGAAAACGGACACTGCCAAGTCCCGGCAATCCTATCCGATTACCCTTTGGCTCCTTGATCGGATCAGGGAAAGGGATACTAGTCAGATTATTGCGCATTCCCTTTAGCTTAGGTTTTCCGCCTTGTTTCTTGAAGCACCGTTTCCATGCGTCATATACGGTACTGAGTATTCCTTGCAACGTATGGCTTGGAATATCTAGTTTCTTACCGTGGCCCGGCAAAAGGTTCTGAAAATCATTGCGCTTAAAGTAGATTTTGTTTGCCGCGTTCAACTCGACCTTGCGCACAGCAAAGTTGTAGACAGATGCGAGATGGAACAACCATTGGTCGCACGTTACCTCTAACTTCTTGTTAGGACGAATTTTTAACTGGCATTGAATCATCTACTCACCATCATACTCCCGAATCGCTTGACCCCATAGATGAATCTAGTGGATTGCGCTCACCGTTTCGTTCATGTTAATTACCACCTGACTGAGCTACGGTTAAAACTGTTAGGCTGTCTTTTTCTACCAGCACATTCACCTTGTAGTTTGGGCACGTCGGATTCGAGCACGACACAAGCAGGAACTTACTTGATGTCCATGGAAGCTGATTAGGATTCGCAGTACCGCAACTTGGACAATTCAACAATACTGGCGTCTGCCACTGGAATCCTGGGTTAATCATCTTCCATTACCTCGAAATCTTTGCCGTGATCGTCACCGCGTTAGGCAGAGTCAATACATACAGAGCAACATACTTCGGATAAAGAGCCGTTGTCTCGAAGCGTCCAACATTGCTTGCGTTGACTGTGGCGATACTGCCTATCTTCACATAGTTCCCCGGACTCGGAGCGCCGTTATCTGTCTCAGCCCCCATAACATCAATCTCAAATGTTCCCGGAGCGCCTGAGAACTGCACCTCTACCGCAAAGCCCCAAGGATAGAAAGCTGAGTCCACCCTTTGCAGCATAAACGCCGTGCTTAACGATCCTTGCGCCGCATTTACAGGGACAGTCTCTCCCTGCCAAAAGATTCCTTGCTTCGTGTACGCAAGGGGTGCTGCTAAACCATTACCGGGATAGGACGGCATACTAGATTCCTCCTGCTGAATTTGATAAAATCATTTCATGGCAAAACCTAAACCGCGCCCAATTATCACCCAACCTGATGATCCATCCATTCGATATATCGCCCTGACGCGAGGGAAGATAGCGATTGTTGATGCTGTTATCTATATCTGGCTGATGCAATGGAACTGGTACGCCGAATACAACAACTGCAACAAATGTTTTTATGCTGCAAGGAGAGGAAGAGTTGGGGAGCCGCATCGCGTATCTATGCATCGACAGATACTCAAGACAGATGCTCCTCATATCGACCATCAAAACGGGAATACTCTGGATTGCCGACTTGAAAATCTTCGCGGATGTACACCGTCTCAAAACCATGCTAATCATGCTATTCTCGCACATAATACTTCTGGTTGTTCTGGCGTAGATTGGTTCAAGAAAGCTGAGAAATGGAGGGCGAGAATCATGGTCAATGGAAAAGAAATATCCCTGGGACTTTTTGGAGAAAAAGAAGATGCCATTCAAGCCCGCAGAGATGGCGAGCTTAAATACCATGGCGAGTTTGCTTTTGTTAATCAGCACTAAACGTTTCTCCTATCGTTACCAACCAACGTTGGCTTGGTTTCCTGTGTACGAAGATGGTTCGTCACCGTTAAATGGTCCGCTCATGCGGGCTTTGGTGAAGTACATTTCCATCAGATTTCTATCCGCGATACGTGCTTGTCTCAACAAGTCCTTGTACTCTTCATGGTAGGCTTTTGCTAGAAATTGCCAATTTGCTCCAGACCCGCGCTCCATCATCGTCCCTTTGGTACCTTCCTTCCAAAGACAGCACATTTCGTAAGTCCTTTGTCTTACCAACTCCTCACTGAGAGGATAAGGCAATCGTGTCGTTCGGATTTACTAGCGGAGGTAAGTTGCATTGGCATTGGAATGTGTAGCTTAGCTGCGAAATTGGGTGCGGCCATAATTCCACCAAAAGTTGACCATAAGTCGCGCTTCCCGGCCTAGTATCTGTTCCATAGGGAACTACTTCAGTCGGCTGATCGTATATCTCCCGCTGAGGGTCTTCTACGGAGAGGTCTACTTGGGTGTAACTCCACCAATCCATCTGTTCGTTATTTTGCGTATCTCGAATATCCATCCATTTGCGAAAGTTTGCAGGAACAGGGTAGTAAGCCTGATAAACGCATATAGCCGCCCGCGCTGATTGCCGGTTCTACCCAGAGACGGTCGGTTGTTATTGTTGCAATCAATGTTACAGAGAACGTTGCCGACGTTCCACCCTCTGCAAATGTTATGTACGGAGTTGTGTAGTTGCTTCCTGCGGTCAAGAGGACTGGAGGAATAGTCACTGTACCGTTCGCGTTGACGGTGATAGAGAGCGTGGCTCCTGCGCCTATGCCGGGATCAAGGACAGGAACCGTATATGTGCCGGGAGTCTGACCTGAGCCTGGAGTCACCACAGTCGCATAAGCAACTGTCCCGTTATTGCCTAGCGCGATGATGTTGTAAAGGCTGAAAGTTGGAACTCTAATCTGCTGCTGCGTCAGAAGAGGAGGATACGGAACATTCGCTGTCCACGCCGCTGTCGCAACTGCATCGGCAGTGATCGTAGTTGTGAATGGAACTACTGTAATCGTTCCGGGACTCAAGAAATTCGTTCCGACGTTCGGTCCACCTAGAAGCGAAGGCGTTAACCAACCCCCTGTGACGTTCTGGAACGACCAGACGTTCTCCATCTGTATTTTCGTGTACGCTTCGTTTATGCGTGTGGCGGCAAGCCCCCTATTCATGCCGGGGATGGTGCCAAGAACGTCTTGTATGAGGTTCTGAAACGCCACGTCCAACCATCCCTACTTGCCTGCTACGCGCTTACGTGTGGTTTTCTTCTTTCCGCCCACGTACTTTCCTGTTCGTCCCGAAGCCCCAGCACCAGTATTGATCTTTCCTGCGACCCGCTTCCTCGCATGATGCTTCCTGTACGCAGGGTTGCCGTCAAAGTGCGCGTCATCGTGGTCGTCGTAGAGGGGATTATTCTTCGTCTTTTTCGTAGACACGGTTTGTTTCCCTCCAGTATCGCGGGAACTCCTCGTTCGTCTTCCTAGCGAGGTCAATTTCTCCAGAAACTTTGATGCCGCCCACTACGTACTTCGTGGGCGTGATCTTAGCCGCAGACCCGCCACCTGAGTTGTTGTATTCGTTGGTCGCCATCGGTTGCCTACTTTCCAGCTACGCGCTTCTTGCTGTGAGCCTTCTTACCCGGCTTTTCGCCAAGATACTTGAAGCCTTCAATGCGCTTCGCGCCAGCATCACTTGTCTTGTGCTTTTTCTTTGCCATGTCATTCCTCCTGTTACTTCGGTTACTTTACTATGGTTTTCTTTGACTTTCCACGGCCCTTGGCTGCTCCGCCTTTATGCACATGGATCGTTGAATGTTTGCGATTGTGGTGGTTTGTCGAAACCGTGTGCTTTGCGTTCCGTGGGTCTACGCGATTGTGAATCTTCGGCATCGTATTTCTCCTTTGAGTTAAACTTTCGTTGCCTATCAAAAACGCCCTCCGCAATTGCCCTTCTCAGGGAACTACAGAGGGCGTCAATTGTCTGCTTCACCGGGAGAGGGAAATCAGACCTTGTGTTGAAACTTGTTAAGCCCCACCAATCACTGTCAACTGACACTGCTTCGTTGCAATGCTGGCACCGCTTCCAAGAGGAACCCATCCTGGTGTTCCCGTGAGCGAGAATGTGTACCAGAAAATTGCCCATGTCGCCGCTCCTGCAACACCGCCAATCGGAACAGGAACGCCAATGTAAGTTCCGTCCGTCGTTACCACAAGCCCGAGCACTGCATCAATGAAGAACGGAGTGAACGCTACAGAAAGAATGTCACCTGTCGTCTGGTTGTAAGAAGCAGTCGGGTTTCCGTATCCGACGAACACCTGACGGTTTCCAGTGTGGATCGGATACTTCACCGGAGTTAAGGTCGTAAGAATCATTGCCGCTCCTTATTTCAGAAACCTGCGGGGTGAATATTCCTACCCACCCTTTTGCTAACCGTTAGTCTTGGTAAATTGCCGAATCCAACTGAATCTTGAACGGCGTACCTGTCAGAGGTGAAATAATCGGATCGAGTACATTTCCGATTGCAAATGGACCGTAAGTTGCGCTCGATGCAGTCATGGTTCCGTTTGCTGTTGTAGTTGCATTTTGAACAATAGCAAACTGACCGAGTGCTTGCGTTTGGCCACCAGAAGATGCGATAACCGTAGCAACTCCAGATTCCTGAATGAACCCATAGTTTCCAGGAGTGATCGCATTCAGGAATACAACTGGGTGAACTGGTCCAACACCTGCTTGGGTGGCTGCTGGCGTGCCAGCGTTTCCTAATGCAATATCGGCGCTGGTCACGATATTCTGGCTGATGCCCAACTGCGCTACAACCGTACCCGGAGTTCCGCCAGTTGCGAGAGTGAATGTCGGAGCCGAAACGTATCCCTGTCCACCATTGATAACTGTGACGGTAATTGCGTTAGAGGCTGTAACGACAACCTGAATCACCGCTCCAGACCCGCCGCCGCTTCCGACAGTTGCCGCAACCTGAGAGGTACCAATAGTCTGACCTGTACCCTGTGTCAGAACGACAACAGACTTGACCGATGATCCTGAGCGAATGTAGCCGACAGTACCAGTTTTCACGTTCGCAGCGGTTGCGCCTGAGTCAACCTGCACATACCGATAGCGACCGCTATACAGAAGACCAGTTGCGGGATTGGACAAGCTGGCAGCTTCGTCATTCGTCAAGTCGAAGTAGTCGCCCTGATTCAAGCCACCAGCATTGTAGGGAAATCCTGTTACGTTATCTCCCTGACCAGACTGGTACGGCGAGTTCACGTTGTTGAGTGCCAACCAAGTTGGAAGTGCTGTTGCTGGCATAGCTGAATCTCCTTAACTACTTCGTTTTTTCCTAGTTCTGTCAATCAAACTGCTGCTTAGCCGATGGACGTAAATCCATAAGCATACGCATTTTGCCTCGGCTGCACGCAATATAGGTTCGTCGCCAAGCGCATGAAGATGGTATCCACGCTCACGTTGTTCCACTGACTCGTTCTGCGCACACCGAAGTTCCAACCGGGCTTGTCTGTCGTCCGCAACTTGAACGTCTCAGGCGTCAGGAAGTAAATCGCTTCCGATGGCTGAATCAGAGCATTCGACGGCAAACCAGAGTTTGTTGGCGACAGCGTAACCGGCGCACCCGATGCGTTATTGAACTGCGGAGTCTGGTAGGTAATCGTGGCAGTGTTCGATCCAACGCCGTCAACCAACGATGTGTTGCCCGATGCTCCACCTGTTGCCAGAGGAATGTAATACTGTGCAACAGCCGAAGGAGCGAGAGGATCGGAGTAAATCTGCGTACCGTTGAACTCCAGAGCATCCCAAGTGATGTCGTGCTTCGTGTTTGAGATGTCTCTGCGGTAAGCGTCAAGAGCAATCGCAATCGCCTTGAATCCAAACACGTTCGTGATGCCCAACTTCGGCCTTCCGCCTGTGATCTTGCACTGCGACCAAAGTTGCATCAACGAACCAAAGTTGATCTGTCCCGGTCCTGACGTTGCAGGGGCGGCTGCTGTTCCTGTCGTTACCTGCTGACCAAGATACAGAGGCGTCACGTTGATCGATGCACCGACCGCGCCGTTACGCAACTGCTGGCCGTAGGAGGTGTAACGGTTGCCATACAGCGATGTGTCGATACCGTTATTCAACGCTTCGTCCAAACCGTTCGATACCTTGTAACGGTTGTCCGATACCGTCGAAGACGATTGCTGTCCGTGACGGAACGAGTCCATCTCCAGCATCGTGTTGATCTGCATCACCAACGCTTCCATGAAGATCGCGTAGATGTCGCAGATGCGGGCAGGACCAGAGTTAATCACACCACCCGTGCCCGAGCCGTCGTCCATTTCCCAATCGTCCATCGGGAACCAAGAAGCGTATCCCTTCTCGTAGAACTTCAGCTTGTCCGTGATCTGCTGACGAGTTACGGTAATCGTCTGGCCTGGGTTCACACCAGCGCCCTGTGGACGACCGTACAGGAAGACTTCCGTCATGCCTGCGCCACCAAGGTAAGGATCGGCTACACCGGCTCTGCGGAGTTCCTCAAGGAAGGGGGTTCCCACAAAGAAGCAATTCCACACTACTTCCTTCCTCACAGACTCTAGGTTAGTGCTGTCGATTTCTCCAAAGCTCGGATCGGTCGGGGTGATAGGCATGATGTTATCCTTTCAGCAATTAAGCTGTTTTCTGAATCTTGCTTACGCTACTACTGCTTGACGCTCTTCTAAAGCCTTGTGGATGTTGTCCAAAGTTGTCTGTCTGCGCTCCTGTGGAGTCATCTTTGTTGGGTCCTTGCGTTCACCCGCTTGCTGCGCTCTCCGCAAATCAGAGAACTTCGATGAACCCGGAGGCAGCTTTGTATCTGGATTGCTTCCAGCCTGCTCCGCTCTCAATCTTTCCTTGGCTGAAAACTCATCCGTAATCTTCTTGAGTTCCAACTTGTGCGATTCGTCCTTAGCGGCGACTGCTGCTGCTGCAATCGCATCGTCATGAGCCTTTGCTTCGGCCTGACGAATTTCCTCGCGCTTCTCCGAAAACTTGAAAATCGAATTTGCGTAGGTTGCAGGGTCTTTGAACTTGTTGGCTTCCGACTGGCGAAGTAGTTCTGTGGGAGAGATCGGCATTTCCCTGCCATACAGATTTCTGTATTCCCACTGAATGTTGGCAACCGTTCCAAGCGAATTACCAAGTTCGTCACGCACTTGATTGATTGTGAATGTGGGTGTGCCAGGAGTCTTGTTTGGGTCTACAGCGGGAATGGTTGCGGCGGGAGGAGTAAATACCGGAGCATCTTCAGGCTTGATGTTGAGAGTGCCCAAATAGCTTTCCCTCTGCGCCTTGTAGAATGCTGCTTCCGCTTTTGCATCTGCGGCTTCTTTTGCTAACCTTGTCTTTTCCGCCTCTGCTGCTGCGATCCCCGGATTGTAGGTATTATCCCAAAAATCCTTTACGCTTCGATTTTGGAGTTCTGCGGCTTCCTGTGCGGCCTTGGCTGCTACCACTGCGGCTTCCTGTGCTTTCCTATCCGCTTCAGCCTTTACCGCTAATTCCGATGCTGCTTTTTCTTTCTGTGCGGCGGTCTGTTCAATACCCGTCACGTAATCTGTGAGGCCAGTTCTGGCCTTCGCGTCAAGAGCGTCGATCTGCTCTTGGGTCCATCCCCGACTTGAGTAGTACCTCTGCCAAAGTAATCATGGTTCACTATCCTCCCGGATTTGTGTTTGTTAACCTACTTGTGGTTGCTGCGAGGTTGGAGTGGGCTGAGATGGCGTAACCATTGCCGTCTGTGCCTCTCCTATCGCTTGCACGATTTTGTTCATTTGTGACGCAATTTGTGGATACGCCTGCGAGATTTGCTGGGCGACGTTGGACCACTTCCCTAAAAGCTGTTGGACTTGATTCGCTGGTCCCTGAGATGGGGGACCGCCTTGAGGACCGCCTGGGCCTCCACCTTGAGGTGGTGGGGGAGGAGGAGGACCGCCTGCTGGCGATCCTCCTTGATCCGGTGATGGGGGCATTGAAGTAGCCACTGTCAGTTCTCCTGATGGACTACCGTTATGCCTTCACAATGGACTTTTTGCTGTGGCGCTTGTGACCCTTGCTCTTCTTGACATGAGCCTTCTTGCCGCCCTTTTTTCCGCCTACGCGATGCTTCATGATGTTCTCCTTTTGTGATTTGGGTTAGGTTCTGGACAAACGAAAAGGCTCAAAGCCTTTTCTTGGCCTTGAGCCTCTACCTTTCCCTTCACTAGGGTGGCAAGCATCTCTACGTATCTTTTACATAAGACAACAAAACAAAGCGTTTGTCAAGAGCTATTTTCAGATTATTTTCGTTTCAATTCCAAGAGCGATACGAAACTCTTTCGACTGCGCCTCTGTCAGTTTTGTTTTTTGCGTGAATGCGATTCCAATAACCCCACCTTGGTTATATTGGACCTTCATATCTCCGCATGTCTTCATGCCGCGTAGCTGCTCATGCACATCCTTAGCATCGGCAGGCATTTCAACAACTACGTCTGTTAAAAGATGATCGACTTGACTTTTGATTTTGAATGCCATTCCCTCTCCTTAGTTGTTTAGATTCTTACAGTTACGATTCTTTCACCGTTGTCCTGGGTGCTCCGCCTGCTCCGCCCTTTTGAGAAATTTTAGCAGGCCGTTGCCCGCTCGGAGGCCGTCCACCAGCGTGTAATCCGCCACCTCCACCCTTGCCTCCACCTTTACCGCCTTCCGCCTTCCTCTGGAGGTTGCAAACCAAGTTTCTTCATTTCCTCCTGCGCCATTGCCATACCAATTAACTTGGCTTTGGTCAACTCAGTCTGCTCCTTAAAATACTTTTTCATCTCGTCCTTTGGGATTAGCAATGTCCAGCTTTTCCATTGTCGTTTCCCAGCTAACCGGGCAATCGGGAGTCCTCTTAAGCTGTAACCACTTCAGTTGCTCTTGCATCTGCGTGATCTTGAGCAACGTGCTAGGAACCGAAATCAACCGCAGTTTCCTGACAAAATACTTTGCCCTCGTCAGCCTGTCGTACATCGAAGGCGTTGTGGGATACATATTTCCATTTACAAACTCGTCAGGCAAATGGCTTGGCACCATGTCGTCAGGATTGTAGTCAAACATTTCCTTTGCCATGCCGTCCTGACCTACGTACTCAATCAACCTAGCAGCGTCAAACCATTGAGGAATAAGGTACTTCATCCTCTCGCCCAGCTTCTTGTTCGCCTTTTCAATCCTCATCGCAATCCCTCTAGCGATAGGACCGATAGCCCCAACTTCTTTGTCTGCTGTGTCGTTGGCGAGGTTCAACTTCATGTTCGCTAGGTTTCCAACGTCGTTTAATCCTAATTGCGCGAGCATTCCATCTTTTCAGATAGGTATTTGAGCCAAGTAAAGTCCATTCCATCTACCGTTACCGAATCAGGCAATAGGGATTGGAATGCTTTTGTTGGTTCCTGACCGCCTGCTAGTCCAAGACGAACATCCTCCTCGAAATATGTCGAAGTGCTCAATCTTGGCTCCACCGTTGGTGTCCAGATCGTAGCCCATTGGAGGATTCTTCTTTGCGGTCATGGTCTGATCGACCTTGCGCTCATGCTTCCTAATCGTTGTCTGGATAGAAGCTACATCCCCAACTAATGACCGTCCTGACGGCTCCCAAGCTACATCGTCAACCGTGTACTGAATGATTGGAATCTTTGGGTCCCAGTCGAACGAGGTGCCGTCGTACATTACTCTATCGAGTCCATTTGAAGTGGTGATGAGCCGCAGGTTTGGATATATCCTGCAATCCTCAACCATGGCGGGGCGCATGTAAGGTTGACCATTCCTCATCCCGCCGAATATTTCCTGACCCAAGAATGGAACCTTGTAAAACCATGAGGTTCCTTCATTACCCATATTCATTTCCATGCCAGATGTGTTGATCCGAATATCCCGAACGAATGTGTATCGTATTTCTGTGTAGAGATTTCCGAAGCTCTGGCTCTGCGTTTCTCCCACTTGCCCATAACGCCACGTCGCCGCAAAGTCCTGACGCTGTGCCTGAATCAGAGACTTGTAATTTGATCGTCCGACCGTCTGGAGTTGTCCTGCAAATAACGGAAATCTTGCGCACGCCTCCGCGATAGGCATGTAATCGTAAACCGTTACTGAATAAGCATCCTGTACGTCATTGGTTTTTGACGGAACCTGCGTAGGCATTACGTCCAATAGCCCTAGCGCGTCAAAGACAAGTTCTCGTGGTCCAAAATTGTAGTCAGAGCCTCTAACTTTGCTCCATAGGTAACCGACGCCCAAAACGGCGGCGTATTGCAGAACTTTGAGAATTTGAAGTGGAAAGTCTGATTCTAAATAGACGCATTTCGAGACCTTTGTAAGCATCTCTGCCATCTTCTTGTACACTTCTACGTCTGAGCTAAACCCAGCGATCTCACGTACTTCCGCCATTGTTGTGCAGAATTTGTTGATGCTGTATCTTAACTCATTAGTGACCAGCGAACTCTTGGTTTTATCTCTAAATATTCCATCGAAAACACGTAGATTAGCGTTTAGATTCTTATAGCTAGGCTGGCCAGAGAGCCAACCCTCAGCCTCGGTTACCTGCGAGTCAACCCAAGCAATTTTTTCAGAGTCAAGAGCTTCCCAAGGCGGAACCTGCCAACGAATACTCTCTGTCTGCTTGGCAACCGGAGTTTCAAGTCTAAGGTAGGTCACCCATCATTCCGTTTCCTCCCGGTCACGTCTTTAGATTCCGAGTCCCACCTCGGTATCGGCTGAAATGAATGTTAAACCAAACCTCCTCAATAGTCTAGTGATTTCTCTCGTAGGCTTCGCTATGAAGGTAGCTTTCCCGTTCGTAGGCGGTTGGGTCTGTCTTGCCGTCCATTCTTTGCAGAGCACGGCGCATGAAATCTTTATTCAGATTATTCCTTGCGTTCGCCATTTTTGTCCGCATCTCGGAACGCAATTCTTCTGCGAATTGGCCCTCTACCGCTCCCCTTTGTTCCTGCTGGTAACGATGCTCGATTTGTTCCTGACGGCGTTGTAGGGACGAATATCGCTCAGCCTCAAGAGCACTACCGCAAACAATCTTTTCGTATCCTTTCGGCGCAGGAATGTTCTCAGGCATACCAGCCATGATCCGACCAGAGGAGTCCTTGAAGAATACCACCTTCTTGTCCATCTGCGCCGTCTTCGACCATCCCTTTGGCCGCAGATCGTATGCCATGTCAGATGCTCTATCGGTCAGTTGTACCAGTGGTAAAGCAGGAAGTTCTTGATTCCTGGGCCGTAGGATGGAGAATATTTCGAGTGCATCCAATCAGTTCCAAGCCAGTGAGAAACCCCGTCGATCACGTCCTTTCCCTCTAAGAAGAATGATCCGTTGTATGTGTACCACTTTCCTTTTGAGAACCAGCACAGTTCAATATGATCCTCGCGCCATACGATAACGCGCTGATCTTGACTCTCAGGTAAACGCTTCTTGACGCTTACCCACTGCTTCTCTTTCTTGGTGGCGATAGCCTGTTCCTTGCGCTGCTGCTTGAGAGCGGCAAGCTCGGCTTGTAGTGTGGAGATTCTATCGGCGTTAGGCATTTCTCTTCACCTTTTTTTCCGCAAACGATATTCAAATATACCTAGATGATAAAGGGCTTCCTCCTCGTTCTTATGGTCACCTAAATGGTAATAATATTGCCATATTTTGCAGAGCCGCATCAACTCTCGCTCGTCTCTATCAAGTTGAGTTTCCACCAGCAACTTCGGAGCCACAGCAGCCGTTGCCGCACCGATACCTAAGAACTTAAAGAATGATCTGCGATTCATACGCCCTCACATCTATCGTTGGCCATGCAATTTTCTCAATGCTCGTTTTCAGTTTTTTACTCACCCACCATCGAGTCTCAAGGCATTCAACCCCCACACCAACACGCCAACTGCCTTGAATATTCCGTAATGGAATAAATCGGCCCCATCCACCATTCCATTCAACTCGGTGTAATATTCGGAAATAGGAAAATAACGCTAATCTCTTTATCATTGTCCCTCTCCCAACTGTAAACTGCTACTCATCCCGCTTTCAACCTGTTTCCTAGCCGCCACAGGAACGTGAATCGTTTCGTATCCTTCTCCAGACTTCGACTTTCTTGAATCCTAGCAAGAAGAGGCCCACGTAGCCTCCCGCACGTACTTTTCCTTTTCCTCCAAGAAAAGCTGCTCAGTCAACAGCCTTCCGTCCACATCGTCCACAACCGTTTCCCCTCGCTCTAAGTGCTAGTTTACACACTGGCGTCGTCATCAGGTGGACGAAATTCTCTGAGAACTTCATTTTCTTGACGGCTTCCATCGTCGCCGCATGCCGCTCAGGATACGTCATGGTCCGCATGGGTTCTTTCTTTTTCCTTCGCGGACTTACATTGTTCCTTATGCTCATAAGAAGTCTCGTGTCGTCAATCCTGCCTCTTGCGCTGCTCGGCGTAACGAGGTTGAATCTTTGTCCACTGGAGTCCGTCGAACTTGGATCGTTCTCCTAGCTTTTCAATGTCGCGGTTGCCAAAGTAGAGGATTGGTCCCCAAGCGCTTGATACTTGATTACCAGTTCAAATTCGTCTGTCCCTCTGCACTGCACGGAGCCGAAATCCCATAGGACAGTGAGCCATGGAGTCCATAGTGCTAGGCAGCGTTCATGCTCATTCTCGCGCTTAATGAACTTTAGGAACTTCACCGCTTCCTCCCCACCATTCCCGCTAGTCCCGCCTTCGTCCCCTCATGCGCACGGTTGAACGGTGTCAGCAGTTCATGATCTGGAGGAAAACCGTCTCCCTCCTTGCGCGGCTTGTTCGACATGTCTACGATCTCCCCGCCGCTGGCTTTGTAATGCTCAACGCGAGCAGCGTCGTTGTCGAACACCTTAACTTCAACTTTCTCCCAACCGATAGGAAGTGCAGGCTCAACCTTCGGAGCCTCCTGCGCGGCTTCCGTAGGCTTGGCTTTCCTGTCATTCCACCACTGATGATCCCCATTGTCCTCTCCCGTCTACTGAAACCTCTCACGATACGATTTTAACGCCTCGTCAGCATCAAAGGTAGCATCTACCAATCTTTTTCCTTGGTCTAATTGGGATTGTAATACACTAGACCAAATCCTACGTTCATCTTGAACATCATCCCTTCGGCTCTGTTCCGCTTTGTCCTCTTTTTCCTGTTCACGGTATTGAAGTTGCATAGCATCGTTTCGTTCTTCGGTTTTCTTTGTTGTTAAAATCAATCTCATTATCCCCTCCAGTTACCACTCTCCAACTGAAAATGTGTTCGCTCATGCAGCGTCCCTTGTTTGGGTCGTTATTCTTCTTCACTGGTACATCATAACGCCTTTTCGCTCGTTCCGTGAGAATATCCATATCGTGAGCCGTGAAATATGATTGCGCGGCGGCTCTCACCCTATCGTCGTGCTGCCCAGACCTGTGCTCCATCTTAGATTTACCGCTAGTCGCATGGCGCTCTAAGAGTCTTTAATTCCTCAATAAGCCAACTTAGATGACGGCAGTATACCAGCCTCCATTTACGGCTTCCACAAAGCGCGTCATGAGCATAGGAACACTCCATGGACTCGACCACCATCCTTCGTGGCTTCCTGCTTCCGATTTGATTTTCTTATTGTCGTATCTCTTTGGCTTGTGATGGTGGTTGAATCCCATCATCTTTAGTTGGTGCTGGCACGTTTCTCCCGGTCTCCCAATCTGCTCAATTACATATTTCATCCCTCTACTGTCAGGGCAATATGGACCGTAATATGCACCTAGACAGGCCGCAAATGCCACTACCTGAGCCGCATTCACTTTGTTGGATGTGAACTCAGCAACCTGTTTATCTGCCTCACCTTGGAATCTGTTGTTCGCCACAGAGAGAACCGTTCTGTCCTCATCCTCTTTTCCAAGTCCATCGGCGGTATCAATGCCGCAGGAGTAGTATTGTCCTTTTTGCGGTTCCTCGTAGATCAAAATACGGTCCATTGTATTTCTCTCTACCTCTTCGTCCATTGGTATAAGTGGAATCATTTCCCACTCGTACCTCTGGTCTCTATGTGATTTCCATTTAACCGTAATGGATTGTTTGCTTCCATCTATAGTAGATGGGTCTGGGTAGAACGATTCATCAACGTCATGCCCGATGATAGCGTACTCTTGAACCACGCTTTTTCTCTGTCTCTTATCGCCAACAATCTCATATATATTATTCTCCACTTCGTCAATCACTTCCGGCTCGAAGATTGAATCATGTTTACCTGTTAGAGATTCAAAATCGTCGGCTGGCATCTGCGATGCCCAAGTCTTCTGAGTGTGATTCTTGCACGCTTGGTTATAGTTGAACTCCCAGAACCACTGCTGTTCCACGGGCATCCTGTAATTGATTCCAGCGACTCTCGACAAATATGGCGTGTTGCGAATGTATGACTCGCAGCGACGAACATGCTTGAGTGTTACTTCGCTTGGTCTCCAGCTATTTTCAATCGGAAATTTCCTCTTCCAGTCTGGCTGCGGATAGATTTCAGGACACATCGGCCACGGGATAAACATCGGAAAAAGTCTTGATTGTCCTTTAGGCCAATCTTCTTTTGCCGCTCTCCATGTGTCTGCAAGCCATCCTGTGTTTCCGCCACCTGTGCCTTCCAAAACCATGAACAGATTCTTTGACGAGTGAGCAGCGCGGAACAGACCTTCTTCAATAGTTTTCACGGGATCGGGGATGTCGGCGATCTCTGACAGGTGGACGCAGGATGGGGTCCAGCCTTGCGCCAAGCCCGTCGCTTGCATACCAGACTGTACCGACAAGATTGATCCGTTAGAGAATCCTCTTTTCGGAGTCCTGTATGGAACTAACCAGAACGGGCAACGCTCGTATGCCGTGTCGATGATTCGCGAAATGAGTTGTGATGCCTCCGCCTTAACCGAAGCCATAATAGCCTGAGTGTGGGGCAGGAATAGCATCCTATGCAGGAACTTCAATGCAGTCTCGGTCGTGATTCCGAGTTGTCTTCCTTTAAGAATAAGGAGTTCGATTGACACTTGCTTCTCATCGAAATCGGCGATTACTGACTCGTATATTCTTTGAGACATGCGAGGTTGAAATTTGTAAATCTGCCCCTTCTCATCGCATACGAACGCATAATTTGTCTCCCAGTAAAAGCTGTCTAAACCGCAGAGAACCTGCTCATTCTCAATCCACCGTTTGATTTCCGCTCTGCGCTTGTCGGTCATCGGCGCAACGCTCTCTATCCAAGAGCCTTTAGAGTTGCTTCCGATCTTAACTACAGAATCAACATACTTTTTGAACTCGGTAACCTCGTCAAGCGTGTGACGAATAGGTCTCCAAGCATTCTTCGCTTCAAAGAGGTCTAGGTTGGCATCAATGATCTTTTGGCTATACATAATGTCACCTGACCATCGTCCGCTTGCCCCTTGGAACCCAAGCAGGTATCAAACCCATGATCCTCTTTATGTAGGCAGCGTCTGAGTCGTCCATCTGGTCTATCACATCTTCGTAGCTGTCAAATATCTGCTGCCCAGAGAAGGATAGGAAAGATGCCTGTAGGGTGTCGTAGAAGCAAAATTCACGCGGCCAATCAGGATCGTTATGGTCCTCTGCGATCTGTTTGCCAAGGTCGATAAACCTAATCATCCTTGCGCCTCCGCATGGACTGGGCATGGAGGATTCTTACCGTCTCTGTTTGTCATGTCGCATATACATCTCGGATCAAGAAAGGTTTGGAAGTGTTTTTCAGCTTCACATTTATTTTTATCCCATGCGGCAAAAGCCATACGAACTCCATCGCATTTTATAGCTCCCTTTACGAACCACATCTTTCGGTGCGGAGGCGTAGGAGCTTTGAATTGCTCAGTACGGTTGAACTTGTCGCCTTCCATGTATTCGCGGATCAATTACCCCTCCAACAGCCGTTGTCTGATCGGTACCAGTTTGTCCTGAATATCATTAGGACTCGGAAACAGATCGTCAAACCCATCACTACTATCGTACTGAGCCTCGATTGTCTTTCCTTCGTCCTCATCGCCCTTAGCTTTTCCTTGGCCTCCGTTACCCCCAAAGACTGCAACCTGCTTGCCGATGAACGTTGGACCCTTTGGAGATTGTAAGAAGCCTAGAGAGATGTCCAGTTGCGTCCTGTCCCTCTCACCGCCCGCCATCTTTGCGTATTCTACACGCTTATCCATCACGTCTGGATGGTTCGATATGGCAATAAACCTGCTCCGATTCCAGCAGTGGGTCTGCACGGCCAACTGGATTGCTCCCAAAAGATGCTTAGGATTGACCTTTGCCGCAATCGCAATCGCTTCCCACGGAACCTTTGTCCTAGCGCCGACAGGAATCTTGTCATAAACTCTCAGAAACGCATTGATTTCATGATCGTCCGTAGCAAAACGCATAGCGTCAAGAGCAGCTTTTAGACCGCCCTTGACGCTAGTTTTCAGCAGTGGTGTTATTTGGGGAGCCGTCGCTAATGTCTCAGGCTTTACTTTTAGTTTCTTGAGTGCTTGCTCCGCCCTCTTGTCCTTTGCGGGTAACTTTGGGACCGGCATCAGTGACTTTGCCTTCTTCGGGGTGATCTTTGAGCCACTGAGCGGTTCGCTCTCCGATAGGTTCGTCAAGTTCAAGCCAATCTTCAATTGGTCCGTCGCTGATTCCGAGATTCCTTCTGGCTTCATCTTCTTCGTTCGGAACGTGGGAGAGGACTGGTTCTCTTTGCTCTCCTGGTGCGGGCCAATAGCGTTTTCCTGCTTGCTTAGTCTAATTTCATTCATGGATGCCCTCTAGTGACCGTACCAATTGACCTCAAAGGATAGCACAAGCCGCTCATTCTGATCTTTCGTCATCCTTGCGGCCTCCGATTCGTATTCATCCACTTATCTTTCAGGAAAGGGCACATCTCAGGAGCGGAGGAATGCAATCCTTGCTCACGCCCCTGCTTGCTAAACACTGGACCACAGATGCGGTCGCATTCCTTCTGCTTCTCCTCTGGCGTCATGTTTTTCCTCTCAAGCAATCCACTTATTCCAAATGGTAACCGAATTTTGAATGTACTTCTCAAGAGCGGCGTGATTCATAATCACAGCCGTTACATCTGCCAACTTCATCGCCTGTACGATGCTCCACGCGCTGTTAACCTTGGCGCGTGAACGCCTTGGCAACCATTCTATCGCATCCGATCCCACTAAGGGAACACCCATGCTCACTGCATCTGCGGACGTGATATTGAAGGACTCGGAGAGGGAGACTTGCAAACAGATGTCCATTTCCGAAATCAGTTCCAGAAACTCATCGTGTGTCAACCATGGATGCAATTCTAATGTATGTCCTGCCGCGTCCAGTAAAGCTGAGATGTTCTTGAGATTATTGGAGCCGCTCTGTTCGATCCGCGATCCGTTCATGTGGAAAACTAATTTGAGACCCATTTCCTTTGCGTACTGAATAGCAGAAAATGCTTGAATCAACTGGTTTTTTAATGGACGGATAGCCCCAAAGCATCCAACGTTTAGGCAGTCTGACGATGGTCTAGACGGGCGCGGCTTACGCAGAGGATAGAAGTTTGGAAGGTAAGAAACGCTCCCAAGAATTTCGAAATCAAGCGCAGTTTCCTCAGAATTGAAAGCTATTTCCACGCCCTGATTTCGATATGCCGCTATCCACGCTACCGCATTTCCCTCATTGCTCAGGAATGGAATCTCGCTATGCACCCGCACCGTCCACTTCACCTTTGGCCATAGACGCTGTAACTCTGCCATTTTTGCAGGCGTAACCCAGATTGCCTCGATCACCACGCGTCTTGGTTTGTTTTGCGACACTAAAGCGTCGATAGAATTTCCGTCAATCGCCTCAGTACTCTGCGTTGATACCACTGCT